TATTTACGAAATAGCACCAAAAGACGGGAAGTGCTTTACGCGAATTGACATATTTACTAAGCAATGAAAATCTACTATTTTATTCGCCCAAGCGGTCACGCAACCGGTTCAGTTAATGAAATAAAAATACGAGCAATGGCATGTCATCGGCGCGTTTATTGGTGCGATATTAGCTATTTTAAGGGGCATTTATTAGGATATGAGTGGAATGGATAATGAATTTTTAAATGATAAAACCAAAAATGAATGAGCATGTTGCTTTATATTATCGTTATAAGCGATGGGTCGCGATGAAAGAACACCGATATATCGCGCAAATGTTTTATGACTCGCTTGCAAACCTCGAATATGACTAATGTTGGCTTTTTTTAAAATGGGAGCAATGTTGAACAAAATTACGCTATCATGGCCACCAAAGCAGTTAAGTCCTAATGCTCGTTTGCATTGGGCGCAAAAGGCGCGTGTTGCTAAAAAATATCGGGCAGATTGCTATATGCTGACGAAGCAAGCAAGCGTTGAATTACCAAAAACGGATAAGCTTCATTTGTTCGTCGATTTTTACATGCCCGATAAGAGGCGGCGAGATCAAGACAATATGGAAGCTTCCATGAAATCGGCGTATGACGGTATAGCCGAAGCTTTAGGTGTAAATGATAGCCGGTTTGTGATTCATCCCTTTTTAAGGGATGAGATCATTAAAGGCGGGATGGTGACAATAACAATAACAGGTCATAAAGAATGAAAGATTTTTATTCAAGAGCAGAAGTAGCGGATTTATTTTACCCACCTGTTAGCTCGAATACTATACGTAGAATGGAGATTGATAAAAGAATGCCAGCAAGCGTAAAAAGAGTAAATAATGCTTATTATTATGCAAAAGAAGAAATAGATAATTTTCTTTTAAATCCACCTGAGCTTAGACAATGTGGCCGTAAAAAAGGCGGTGAAACATCATTAATAGCTAATCCTGATAAAGATTGCTGGAATATAAGAAAAAGCAAAAAAAATATAGTTTATAGTGGAATTATGGTTGATATTATTAAATTTTTACAGCCTGGATTGACTTATAGAAATGTTGGAAACCATTTATAATGAAAATATCAAAGAATATGGACGCATTTTTAACAATGATTGCAGTATCAGAAGGTACACAGAATATCGGAAATGAAAGCGGCTATAATGTACTCGTTGGCGGTGGCACTTTCAAAGGATATGCAGATCACCCGAGAAAACTTGTAAGACTTCCAAAGCTTAAAATTAAGTCAACTGCGGCAGGCCGCTATCAAATACTTGCAAGATACTACGACGCATATAAAAAACAGCTTGGACTTACAGATTTTGGGCCTTATAGCCAGGATAGAATTGCTATTCAACTGATAAAAGAGTGCAAGGCAATAAACTCAATCGAAGAAGGACGGATCGAAGAAGCAATTATGTTGTGCCGGTCAAGGTGGGCAAGTTTACCCGGTTCAGGTTATGGGCAGCATGAACACAAATATGCTTTCTTAAAAGAAGCGTTTGAAAAGGCTGGCGGTAATGCACTGGGGTAACAGAGACAAAAAAGGACGATTTTTGAAGTACAAAACAGAGGTAAAAGTTGATTCTGTCACTGACGATAAAGTATTAGCGGCATATAAAGAGGGCTTTATTGCTGGCCTTAACGCTCAAAGCGGGATTCTTTTACCTTCCAGAAAATTGCAAATATTTTTATCTCAAAAGGGCTATAATTAAGCATGTAATATCAAATAAAATGGAAAATAAAGTGACAGAGCACATAGCGCACGTGGACCCCATATCAGCATCATCAGTTATACTCGAAACAGCAGGCTTTCCAGGCGCAATAATCGTCGTCATGTTTGGAGTACTTTACTATTTTATAAAAACACATAAAGAAGAAAGAGCCGCAATGGATTTGAGGTTCAGAGAAGAACGGGCCGAATGGATTACTGCTTATAAAGAAAGCACAAAACTATGGGCTGACTTGCAAAAAGAGTCATCAAGGGTATGGGAAACGTCCCAAAAAGAACAAAACATGCTTTTAAAGCAGCTATTTATAAATCACGATGAAATCAAACAAAGCATAAATAAATGCTATTAAATGCCCTTGAAATTTTACATGCAGTATTGCCAATTATAAACACAGGGTTGCTTATAATTCTGGTAAGAAACTCAAATTATGCACGTTACAAATCTAGGTAAAAAGATTATGAAATATTTATTATTGTTTTTTATAGCGATAAATGCTTATGCAGATACACGGCCAGAACATGACATAAACGCATATCGAGAGCAGCAGCGTTTTTATGCCGATATGGCAGCTCAACAGGCCCAACGAAATCAAATGCAACAGTTAATCGAGCAGCAATGGCAGCAAAACAGATTAATTAAGCAGCAAATTATTAACGATCAGTATCTACAAAATCAATGGCTTCAAGATGGAAATAGCCAATAAACTTGTAACAGATTTAATCCCCTACGCGAACAATGCGCGAACTCATAGTGACGAGCAATAAATTAATCAGCTTCTAAAATTAACGCGGTTTGTTTGTTTGGATGGTTTTATTGGCTTAGTTATGTCAAGATCAAAATCATATGTTGGTATCAATGAGAATAAATATTCTTTTTCGTATAGATTAGCATGAGCCATATAATGATGATTTGGACATAAGGTTATAAGGTTTGATATGTCATCATTTCCACCGCTACTCTTTGGTATTATATGGTGAACTGCTGTGACAAAGTCAAAAGAGCATATTCGGCATTTAAAATCATCGCGTCTTCTTGCGGCATTTTTACCAAGAGATATACTCTTCCTTCTTGAGTTGGATATTTTTCTCTTTCTACCTTCTCGGCCACATTCCATAGAACAGTAAACCTGATGATTTTTAAGTCTTGCCGGCTGTGTAATAAATGATTTATTGCAAATGCTACACTTCATTTCAAAACTTGTATAACTTGGATTAGACGCTCCAGTATTTTCTTTTCTAAAATTATCCCTACAGGTATTGCTACAATAAACTCTTCTTTCCATAAACAATTTAGTCCCGCTAAACATTTTTTTGCATTGCAAGCATTCTTTTTCTACTACTGGCTTTCTCATTCCAAATCTATTATGACCAGAAACAAAAGTTTTTTTATCAGATATTTTAGCCCCGCAGCCGCATTTGCATAAGTTCATTTTTCATCCTTACTTTCATATTGAATATGCGTATTATTATAGCACTAATAAGGATTGAATAATTCAAGTAATTTAAACCGGTGAGCTGTTTAACGACTTAGCTGCTCAACAATAGCGGCTTCGATAAAAGCCGATCGGTTTCCGGTAATCCGTGCAAGCAATTCCGGCTTAATGCGGATCGTGAGCGATACTTTTTTGTTTGTTAGGTGAGGGCGACCAGGGCCGGTTCTTTGTTGCTCAAGCTTTAATTCAAGTTTCATTGTGTTTTATCCTGATTTGTGGTTTAATTTGTTGCGGCTTAACTCCCATCCTTGGGACTGTAGCGGGATTCATTCCAGGTTGCCCGTGGTTAGGCCGTTAATTTTGCTTTGCTCTTTCCTTTTACTTCACTTGCGCCGTACTTGGCGCGTACGTCTTCCATCGTAAACTTCCCGCGTGACGTAGTTTTAGAATCTGTCGGCCTCCAATACCACATCATTTTTTTAGAAGCCCAATAATACCCGGCGGCTTTGATCGCGTCTTTATGAGTGCGCGTGTCACCGGATAACCACACCCAAGAGCCGCAAATTTCAATATGCAATCCCTCCAGGTCGATAATTGCATCAATCGCGGCGTTCATGGCCGGGCCGAAGTCTACGCCTTGATTATCCATTGTGGTTTTATCGGTATCGGTGGCGGTGGATTGGTCGTATGGAATGCCTTTTAGGAATGAATAGGCTAAGTTTACCTTTTTCATCATATCTAGGCCGTCTGGGTTGCGGTCCGGGTGGAAACGAAAGCACGCCTTGACGTATGCTTGCTTGAGTATTTTTTGGCTTAGGATCGACATTCTTAATGTGTCCATCGCTTCTTTTTTATTCATGATTTTCTCCAGGTTATGCCATCCTTGGCGGGTTGCTTTTATTAAATTGCGTTTTTTTCGTTACCCTCAAAAAGCGGGGATTCAGTGTTTGTTGTTTGAATTGCAGTTGGGTATACCCAGTCCATAAGGTCTATAATTGTTGATGTAAAAAAGCATTTTTCATTTTCATTAAAATAAGATGTTTGAAATGCTCTAACTTTATCGCCAACTTTTGAAATTTCTTGAACTTCTGCAATAAGGCCGTTTGAAAATAGCGCGTACATTTTGTTTCTCCAGGTGTTTTAAAAAGTATGGGTATATTATAAGCCTTTTTAGAATAAATGCAAGACAAATATTATTGCAGAATGAAAATAAATGTCTTGCTTTTATCCATGATTCATGGTTTAATATGTCCAACGAATCGGGAATGGCCCGGTCGAAATCTGGGGAATAAAAATGAACACAATAAGCGAAGCAATTAAAGAATCAATCATAAACGATCGTTTAGTTTCAGTGGTCTTGCATGGGACTAAGCCGATAGATATTTTTGAAGGCGCAAAAGACGCCTCTCCTGATTTTGACGAAAATGGAAATGAACTAGATTTTGATTGGAATGAGATAGGAGATCAAGAGTATGATATATGGGCTATCTCAGAAAATGAGACAGCAGGAAGCGAAAACTATTTCTGGAGGATAAATGTACGAATAGAAATTTAGGCAATTATAAAATTGCACAACAAATCAATAAACCGTACACTATGAATGTGTACGGTTTTTTTTATGAGTAGTGAGAAGTGAAGAAAATACCTGATATAAAATCAAGGATAGGTGGTTTTCTAAACGAAAATCGCGTTTATTACAATCCTCTTAAGTTATGGGGGAAGCCTGGTCTAATGGTTGGAAGGTTTAAAAATGGCAAAGAGTAAGCCTGATTGGATAAAGGCAAAGGCGATGTTTGAGGCTGGGAAAAGTCTCAGGCAGATAGCGGCAGAATGTTTTATTGATAATTCGAACATAAGCAAGCGAGCAAAGAAAGATGGATGGCAACGTACCGCAGAATTACCGCAGTTGATTGCAGACGCGGTAAGTGTTGAGAAAAGAATTACCGCACTTGATTTACCGCAGCAAACCGCAGTTACCGCAGAGATAGCCAAACAACTCGAAGGCATGCAGTTTTACAACACTCATGCGCGGATAGTTTCAAAGATAGCGCTCAAGTCTCTCCAGGCCGATATGACACCTCAGAACGCTAAAACAACTATGTCAACACTGAAAGAAGGATTGATTGTAGAGGGAATTGTCCCATTTTATCCTAACGCACCGACAATAAACAACACCAACGCACAGCAAACGGTAGTCGAGCCAGTATTAAGGCCGCGATTGAGCAAAGAAGAATGGATAGAAGCATTCGGGCCTAAATAATAATGTGGACACCACAACCCGGTAAACAATCAATCGCACTAGCCGCCGACTGGGTTGATGAATTATTTTATGGCGGCGAGCGTGGGGGCGGTAAGTCCGATTTTCAGCTAGGATACCAGGAAGACGGAGCGCTTACTTATGGATCGTCACATCGTGGCATTATGTTCCGCAAGACATATACAGAACTTGAAGAGCTGCAAGAGCGAGCCACGCAGGTATTCCCACTTGAAGGCGCTGTTTATAAGGTTCAGCCAAGCGCAGGGTTTTCTTTTTCAAATTGCTGGTACTGGCCCAACGGCGCAACTGTTAAAATGCGGTATATTGAGCGCGAGGACGATTATGGGCGGTATCACGGACATTCGTATTGTGTAGGCCTTGGAACGCTTGTATTAATGGCAGATGGAAAATATAAAGCCATTGAGAATATAAAGATTGGAGAGATAGTACAGACGCTGGAGGGTGCAAAGCCTGTACTAAACACCATTAAGCCTTATATAGCAGAGTGCGCAAAAATAACCACTATATTTGGCTATCAGATTCAGCCAGTAAAGCATCCTGTTTTAACCAGCGTGCAAGCATCTTACGAATTACAGCGCGATGAGTCCCAAACTGACGAGCAGCCTCGGCACATGAATGCTCACTGGCAATCTTACGAATCATTTCTTTTTGATTATCAAGATAACCAGGTGAAGGACGCTTATTTAAAAGATGATCAAAGCGATTATAAAGCGTTTGAGGATGGACATTTAAAAAAGCAGCCGCTTCCAGAGTTGTCTTTCCAAGCAGTGCTTTACTCACCTGTTCATCATCAAGGTCATTATAAGATTTCCACTCAACATTATGGTCTTTGCAAATTCTTCTTATCGTATTTGCTGAAATGTCAGTTAATAGTGAGTGCATTGTTTCATTATGATCAGCAGCGCACTTTAAAACACGATCAACAAGACCAGGATCAGACAAGTAACGCGCGTTTCTTTTCTCACGGTGCTCATGTTGCATGTGATGCCTTTGTGAAGTCATCACTTCAAGGTTTTTTAAAGCGTTATTTGTCCTACATCCATCAATATGATGGACAATTTCTGATGGCAATAAAAATCTTTTTAAATCTCGTTCAACAACAAGACGATGTTGCAAAACAAGCCCGCGTCTTGAACCAAACGGATGAAAAGGATTATATTCGCGCATATAGCCACCTGGAGCCTTGCACGTATATCCATCCTTATACCAGAGAGCAGCGGAAAGTAACTGTTCCTGTGACAATGGGCAATGTTGAAATTTGTTATTACGGTGCTTCATTAGTTTGTGACCTTGAAATAAAAGACGCAAATCATTATATCACAAAATGTGGGTTAATTAACAAGAACACTGCTATAAGCTTTGACGAGGTAACGGAGTATTCGACACCTGCGCCATTGCTGAAAATGCTTTCAACGTTACGATCCCCAAGCGGCGTTCACTGCACAGTTAGAATGACCGGGAATCCTGGCGGGGTTGGTCATGGCTGGGTAAAAGAGCGGTATATAACGCCATCACAAGAGTTGGTCTCGTTCGATGATCCAGATAGCGGATTTAGTCGGATGTTCGTGTCGTCAAAAACGACTGACAATCAAATTCTGTTGCAGAATGACCCAAATTACCGGGAGAGGATAAAAGCGGCGACAGGCGGGAATGAAGCATTAAGAAAAGCATGGCTGGAGGGTGATTGGGATATTGTAGCGGGTGCGTTTTTCGATTGCTGGGATAGGAGGCGTCATGTTATTAGGCCGTTTTCTATTCCAGATAGTTGGACGCGATTCAGATCGGGCGACTGGGGAAGCGCGAGGCCGTTTTCTTTTGGATGGTGGGCGATTGTATCAGACGACTACATTACTGAGGATGGCTTAATATTGCCAAGGGGCTGCTTAGTTCGCTTTAGGGAATGGTATGGAATGGCTAAAAACTTACACGGGCAGCCTATATATAACACAGGATTAAAGATGACAGCGGATGCGGTAGGGCGTGAGATAGCACTAATGGAGGCTCAAGACAAAATAAAGCCAAGTTATGGCGTACTAGACCCTGCTGCATTTAGTGAGGATGGAGGGCCATCAATACATGAGCGAATGTGGGTCGGCAGTGATAAAAAGATTCTATGGCGTCGTGCTGACAATAGCCGGGTGGCTAAAGTTGGCAGCATTGGAGGGTGGGATCAACTAAGATCAAGACTTATTGGTGAAAGTGACTCTAGCCCTATGCTGGTAGTTTTCAATAATTGCCTGGATACAATTCGAACCTTACCAATCATGCAGCACGATAAAGATAGGGTTGAAGATATAGATACTACACAGGAGGATCATGCTGTTGATGAAATTAGATATGCTTGTATGTCAAGGCCGTATGTGCGTAGTCAAGAGCACATGAAAGAGCCGAAGTTTTGGGAGCAACAAACACTTAACGAACTATGGAATGACAAGAGGCCGGACAGAAGAATATAATTGTGCAATAACCAAAAATATGTTAATTTAATCAAGACAAAGTGCCAGCAGACGCGGGAATCAACATTGATAGAAGAGCCAAGAAGCGCGCAAAAGTGGTTTGACGAGCTAAAACGATACAAAAAAGTATCCAAAAAGTTTGTTGATCGTGGGCGCAAAATTAACGAGCGTTATCTCGATGAACGCAGCGAGCAAGACACGTCAGAGTCTCGCTTTAATATCTTATGGTCTAATGTCCAGACTCTAAAACCTGCTATTTTTAGCAGAGTTCCAAAACCCGAAGTATCCCGAAGATTCAAAGACGATTCTCCAATAGCTAGAACAGCGTGTGAAATTCTCGAGCGCGTTTTATCTTACGAAATCACCCAATATTCTGATTATCAAAGCGCATTGGCTAATGCAGTTGAGGATAGGCTTTTGCCCGGTAGAGGCATCGCATGGATTCGCTATGAACCCAAGATAGAAACAGTTGAAGAGCCGCAGATCAGCGAAGATGTCGAAAGCGAGTCATTAGAAGAGAATGGTTTAGCCGGTGAACAACTTGAGCAGATTACCAGTGAATTAAGTCCGGTTGATTATGTATTCTGGGAGGATTTTAGCCACTCACCAGCACGTACATGGGAAGAGGTAACATGGGTGGCTCGGCGTGTCTATATGGCTGTAGATGAAGGTGTTGAAAGATTTGGCGATGACTTTCGACAAGTACCGCTAACACACAGTCCTGATAAAAATCAGGCCGACACATCCTTCATCAAAGATGAACAGAACAAAGCCGAAGTTATAGAGCTATGGCACAAGCCAGATAAAAAAGTTATTTGGCTTGCTGAAGGCTATCAACATATTCTTGACGAGCGAGACGACCCGCTAGAACTTCAAGAGTTTTTCCCTTGTCCTAAGCCGCTTTATGCGACAACAACAACCAAGTCACTTATACCCATCGCTGACTACATCCTGTACCAGGATCAGGCAAAAGAAATTGACGAAATAACAGGCAGGATTCGACACCTCACAAAGTCTCTGCAAGTTAAAGGGTTTTACGCGGCTGACGAGAAAGCATTAAAAAGAATACTTTCAGAAGGCCGCGACGGAGATATGATCCCAATTGAGAATTGGCCTTCGTTTGCTGAAAAGGGTGGCATTAAGGGTGCAATTGAATACTTTCCCCTCGGTGAAATTGCCAACGTATTAATAGCCCTTTATGGAGCAAGGGAGGCGGCAAAACAGGTCGTGTATGAGGTCACTGGCATAAGCGATATTATCCGCGGAGCTTCGGTGGCTAGTGAGACGGCGACAGCTCAGAACATCAAGAGCCAGTTTGCAAGCTTAAGACTATCATCAATGAAAAACGATGTGGCCCGGTTTGCTTGTGATTTGCTGCGAATAAAAGCTGAGGTTATCTGTTCTAAATACCAGCCTCAAACACTGGTTGAAGTGTCTGGAATCATGCTTACTGATGACGCTCAATATGTCGAGCAAGCATTGCAGTTGTTGCAATCTGAACCGGCGCGAAACTTCCAAATTGACATAGAAAGCGACACCCTTGTCCAGATAGACGAGCAGCAAGATAAACAAGACCGGGTTGAATTTCTTAGTGCCGCCGGTGGGTTCTTGGAGAAAGCCATACAAGGCGCAGCACAAGCTCCAAGCCTGGCCCCGCTAATGGCTGAGATGCTGTTATTCGGTGTTCGTGGGTTTAAAGCTGGTCGTGGGTTAGAAGGAGCTTTCGAGAAAGCTATACAGCAAATGAAAACCGAACAAGAACAAAAAGCAAAGCAGCCGCCACAACCAAGCCCAGAGCAAGTAAAAATGCAAATGCAAATGGAGCTTGAAAAAGGCAAAGGAATTACCGAGGTTGCAATGAAGAAGCAGGAGCACGAGTTCGCTATGGAAATTGAACAAGGAAAAGCGATGGCAGAAGTAGCCAATAACCAAGCAGCCGCACAAGTACAAATGCAGCTTGAACAAATGCGACTTGAAAATGAATTACAGCTTGAGAAAATGCGCCTGGAAATGGAAAGGTACAAAGCCGACTTGGAAGCAGAGACACAATTAACGATTGCAAATATAACCGCCCAGCAAAACATGGCGGTACAGTACAGTGAGGCTAACAATGCCAACGTATGATTTTGAGTGCAAGAAATGCGGAAAAGTCGAAGAAGGGTTTCAAAAGTTAAGAGACTGGGGAACTAACACCGTATGCTGTGGCGAAAAGACGAGTATCCGATTAGTTCCGGTCAATGTACAGCCAGACAATACTTGCTATCGCTCTATGATTACTGGCGAAATGATTACAAGCCGTAACCGACACAGGACACACTTAAAAGAACACGGATGTATTGAAGTAGGAAGCGAGCCAATTAAGCCGCGCAAAGAATGGCAGCCAAGCAAAAAAGAACAATTTTCATTGCGCAATGAAATTTATCAAAAATTAGACGGGATTCCCAATAAATGAACGATGAAACT